ATTTTTGATACCAGTTGATTTCACAATATACGTTAAAGTGGTATCAACTACCGATGTATTACTAATTGTCATAATCTAAACCTTACAACTACGCTGTAAATGAAGCGTCTTTTCTTAATTCCAAGATGATAAATCCTGTTGCACTATCACCAATTGATTCTAAATCTCCTGATGTTGCAGTACCATTAGTTGCACCATTTTGAATTGCAGGACCACTACTATAAGATCCTGTTCCTGCAAGTCTTAAAGCGTGTGTATCACTTGAAGCACCTTTAAATTGTATTTCTACTGAACCAGCTAAACCCCACCACGCTCTAGTGATACTTAATTTAGCACCGTTAGCGTGACCAGATAATCCACTTGCATCCAGAGCAGCCGAAGTTGCACTATCAGAAGAATGGTCCAAATGAACAACTACAGTACCACCAGCAGAACCACTACCAGCTGGAATATCATCATCCCTTAATGTTCGTGTTGCAAAAGCCATTTTGTTTTCCTTACTTTATTAATTCGTTATCAAAATAATCTTCTATATCATTTACCTTGACACCATGTTTCTTTGCCACCTTATTAATAATACCCTCTATCTTTGAAACAATAGAACCTTTAGTATTATTAATTGCATTATATACATCATTAATTGCCTTCCGTAACTTTGGAGATAATTTCTTAAACTCCTCTGTTCCTTCAGGACCACTATACCTTCGTTCATCAAGTTGTTTTCTAAACTTTTTAAACGGCAGGCTGTTCATCACTATCATCCTGTGGTTGGTCAGCTTGTGTTTCAACTTCAGGCGTAGTTTCAGTTTCCTCTTCAGGTTTTTCAGTTGCTACTCCTAAAACGGAGGGTGATATCGCACCAGCAATCTTATCTAACCCAGCAGCGTCTTTTGTTGTTTCAAAATCTTGAGCAGCATTCAACCAATCTTTGGCAACTGTTTGCCTTTTATTATCTAATGCTGTTCCGATTTTACTTGCAAGAGCATCCTTAAATGCACTTTGAGCAGTAACATTATCATCAGCCGCAAGAGAATCAACCATTTTGACTACATTATCATCTGGCATAATTATTCATCTCCTTCTATATTTATATCGGTATCATCCATCCCCTCAACTTCAGGAGAAGCAATAATACCCTTCTTAATTTCATCAGCGATTTGACTATCAATATCAATAATATCTTCATCACTTTGTCGCAAAACATTCTTTCTTACATATTCAATAGAATAATATTTTCCAACATAAGGATTAATTTCATTTGCTAAACCAATTCGCTCTCTCAATATTTCTGCATTTTTTAATTCTGCAAAATATCCATCTTTCAAGAAACTATATTGTATATGTTCCTTTATCTTTGGCCAATCTTCTATTGTAATAATACCCTTTAAAACAAGTTGAGTTTTTAGAATATCATTAAAGACCTGTGTAAATCTTTTTCTTAACCGTTGAATAAATTTTGTAAACTTTAATTCATCTCTTGTAATTTCTGCTGCCTTACCAAGATTGAAACCACTTTCTGATTCCATTCTTGAAATGGGGACATTCAATGCTTTGTATAATTTCGTTTGAAAGTATTTAACATCTGAAATCTCACCAAGATTTTGTCCACCTGCCAATGTAGTAACTTCTGTTCCTTTTGCACCTTCTCTACGAGGTAACCAAAAATCTTCAAGCATGGACATATGTTTTCTGTCATCTCGAATTTCTCCAGTTGAAGCATCATAGACAAGTTTATTTCTATATCTTGCCATAACATCCCGAAGGTATGCTTCTGCTTTTATCTTTGGTAAATTTCCAACATCAACATAAAATATTCTTCTTTCAGGTGCTCTTACTATTCTATAAATAACAACAGCATCCTCAATCATTCGCAATTGATTAACAGGTTTAATTGCCTTATGCAAATGACTTAAAACTAAATTTCTATTCTGGTCTATAACACCAGATGTAACATATGTAATAGTATCAGCAGCAATCTTGACACCAACATTTGATGTTGGTCCTGCCATACCTCGCTCATTATAGACAAACCACTCCGCAGTTTCTTCTATAACTTCAATTCCTTTTCTTTTAACATCACGGTGTTTTTTAATCTCACGAATCTTTTTAATTTTTCGTGGGTCAATATACCGTAGTTCTGTTATTCCTTTACGAGGACTTGCTGGGTCTATTACCTTGTGAAAGTATATTCTACCATCAATATACCATCGCTTAAAAATGTCGTGACCCTTTTCATCAAAATTCAATAAACTTAAAATTTCATCAAATTCATCACGAACTTTTGTTTTAATATTATCAGAAATTCCTAATTTATCCAAGGAAATAGATACGGATGAATCTCTTTCATCCGATACAATAACCTCATTGATGATATCTTCAACTGCCATATCACATTCTGGATGTTGAGCAATCTCCCGATATCGTCTTATTAAATCTGTTTCATTTTTAGCGGTAACTTCCATATCCAAGTATTGGCCGAAATATCCGCCAGCAGATATAGTTGTTGTGCCGTCATCAGGAGAAGGAACAGTAAATGCTTGTGTAGCTTTACTGTCCGTCTCCTTTTTTGGTCTCGTTATTTGGAATCCCAATAGTTGTACCATATTATATTTCCTTTAATAACTTATTTGTTTATGTAGTAGTATCTGTTTCAAAATACTGATATCTCCAAGTTACATCAAAAGTTTCTACAGTGTTATTATCACCATAACTTAATGCAATTCCTGGTAAAGCAGTTGGGAACAACCCTCTAAAAGTCCAAGACTTTAAAGTTGTACCATTTCTGTCCAGATGGTCTACAAAAGCATCTACTTGATAGTCAGAAGGATTTGTTAACCCCTCATTGTCTGTCATATTGTTAATGCCGTTTAACCATCTTTCAGTTGCTCGATATATTTTGAAGTCTGTATCATTCAGTACTGTTGTTGACCAAGTATCAAATGTTCTGTCACCAGCCATATATAAGGTTCTACCCCTAAATGCAATTGGAACATCAGAAACAGTTGAAGCTGGTGTACTAGTTGAAGTACATAAGAATGCCATATCACTCGTTTCTCCGCCAACGCTAGCAAATCCAGGGAAAGGTAAAGTTACCTTAAACTGATTGGCTCTTGCGCCGCCGCCTTTTAGACGAGATTTAAAATCATTAATGTTTGCCATTTTTTATTCTCCTCCCTATCTGTTAAGCGCCTGCTACTTCAGAAAAGGCAACGCCTGTTCTAGTAGCGACAAAGTTAAGTGTTATGAAGTTAATAGAACGAGCAGGTTTGATAAAGATATCAGCCCTAAATTCGTTTCTGTCTATTACTTCTCCAGTATTGTTTGTATCATCACAAACAACAGCAAAGTCAGTTATACCTCTTCGACCTTGTACATCTCTCAAAAACGGTTCTACTAAATTTCTAAACCCTGCTCTTGTGAACTCATCATTGAACTCAAAGAGTTGGAATTTAGCAGCAGTAGCAATCGCTTTTTCAAGAACAATGAAAAGTCTCCTTACATTGATTCTATCAAACGCACTTGGTTTAGATTGAGCAGTTTTATCACCGAACAATACAGTTCCCTGACCAGGGAAAGTAACAACAGGATTAACTCTTGCTTTGTATAATTCATCTCTTTGTGTTTGGTTAGGATTAAATGCAAGTTTAACTGCACCCCTAATTTGACCACGATTGAAACCACCTGGTGAATACCATGGGTCTGCTACATTGTCAGTCCTTGCACAAAGACCAGCGATATCGCCGTTCAATGGTACATGCCTGTATACATCATTGTATTTGTCATATTGATACTTGTATCCACTATCAATTACTGCATAACTAGATGAAGATAAACCATCAGCAAAGCCCTTGACATTAACAGTTTGAGAAATAGGATCGCTTACATTCACAACATCTGCTCTCGCAGGTGAAATAAATGCTACACAATCTTTTCTTGCAGTTGCAATATCAATTACTTTAGTTGCTCTAGTTGTTCCAGTAGCATCCGCAGCAGTTGTTGATTTTCCACCTAATAGTAATGAAATATCAACCGTTTCAGCATCAGCAAACTTATCATACCCCAATGCAAATTCAGCATTAGTAGGAGCATGAGCGGCTGTACCAGCAACTCCACCCGTAAGGGAATTAGAATATACAGTAAAGCCATTTGCGCCTTGGTTGTCAAAAGTTTGTCCAGTTTTTGCTGAACCAGCATTTGCTAAAGTTGTTTCGTGATCCATCCAGTAGATGTAACTTGATTGATTATATAAAACATCAACATAATAGTTGCTGCTACCCTCGGAAGTTTTACCATTTGAAGCTTGTGAAAGTCCTTCAAATGTTTCCAAGATTGTGTTTGCTGTACCTGTGATACCACCATCTTCATCTGTTACCACAATATGTAACTCATCAAGTGAACCGCCAGCAGCCAACACATCATCTGTAGTTGTAGGTGGTTGTGAAAAGTTAAAGTGATATTCCCAATATCTTTTGACTTTCGCATTGTCCACGACAGCGTGTCGTAAACCACCTGTTTCTGTTTTACCAGTTGCAGGATTAAATCGTGTGATAGTCAGGACATGGGTAGCGACAGAAGATACTTTGTAATAATGTCCAGAAGGCGCTGCTGTATAATCAGAAGCACTTCCAAACTCTAATATATCGCCAACTTGCAATAGAGAGCCATCATCAACGGTGATAGTTGTATCGCCAATATCCGCCGAAGCGTCAGCGACAAGGTTACCACCCATTTGATCTCCTCCAAATGCAGTTGCGTTGGTACACATGGACACTTTTAAATTGTTACCTAATGTTCCTGACTCTCGAACAGCCCAACTGCCTACAGAAGCAGAACCATCAGAATAATTATCAGTATAATGAGTAGTATTTTTAATCAATATAGGTGTGCCAGACACGCCTGCATTAACTTGACCTGTAATAGGTCTAACCACTCGTATAGCGTTACCGTACTGAAGGAAGTTTGCAATAGTGAACCAAGATTCAAAGTTGCTTGCATTTGGTTTCCCAAATGTACCAACTAATTCACTTTCACTTGAAAGCAAGGTTACTTCATCTATCGGACCCTTTTCAGAAGTCAGAACTGCCCCAGCAATTGATGTTGAAACTGCTGGAATTATGTTCGTTAAGTCCGTTTCTTGTACGAGAACACCTGGTGATACTTGAAATGCCATTTTATTCGTTCTCCTTATAATTAAGTTTTTGTTTCAACCCTTTGACAATATTTATATATTCGCAGTTTTTAATGTTCGCCCTTGCGTATTTCAACCGGATGCCACAACTCTCCAGCGTCATCAAAAAAAGAATTATTCCTACCACTTGGATCATTTAATCCATCATCTATAAATCCGAAAGGTGCCATATCTTGTTCTATTGCATTTTGTTGATCCGTAAACATTTGTCCACGAACATCAACATCGGTCAATTCTTTAAAATATCGTTGATTTGCCATCCATGAAAAAATGACTAAACACATAACTAAATCATCTGTAGAACCTGCTTCTGCTTCAAATGATTTCCCCTTTGATATGAAAGTAGAAAGTTCCGAAATAATATCGAAGTCTTGAATAATTAATTTATCTCCCTCAACTAAACTTTTCAGATTAGAACAACCAATTTTTTTCGCTGCCTTCGTCATTCTCAATCCTAATTGATTACCTCGTCCACTAAATCCCCCACCTAGCATTTGACCTGAACGACCTCGTTGAGTCACCATCATCATATTGTCATATTCCAATTCATACATTAAACTATCTGCAACCTGTTGTCCCAAATCATTTATCTCTATTAAACAAAAAGCATTATTGTAATACTTACCAATCTTATGTAAAATATTTGGATACACAATGGGTTTAATACTGTTAGACCTATACTTGCAAACAATTCTGTAAGGAACTTTGGTCACATCACAAATAACTAATGCAGAATAATCACTTGATAATCCTCGTGATACATCTACACACATAGTATAAAGGTG